TGAACGCCGCCGCACCAGCACCAGCCATCGGTAACGTCATCTTCATCGTCATCTGACGACCAGCCGCTTGTGCAGACTTACCAAACGCCTTCATTTTCGCAGACGCTTTTTGCACACGGCTCATCTGCTGATCAGTCAGCTTCCCGAAGCGTTTAACTTCGTCGCCTGCTTTACGCAGACGCGCTGTCATCTGATCATTAAGACCAAGCCTGACGTTTACTTCACCGACGTTAGCCATCAGCCCATCCTTGCTTTATTACGGGCGCGATTGGCTGCCTGCTCTCGTTCGCTGTTCTCCAACGAATACAGAGCAGCCCATTCCGTTAGTTCACTCGCTGTCATCCGGTCTAGGAGTTCACCAACGGTCATAGAAAGCTCTCTTGCTAGCTGGAAGTAGAAGCGTCGCTCAGGGGCAGTTCGTCCTCTGGAGTCTGGGAATCCGAGGAATCTTTTCCCGCGTCACCTTCCGAATCTGCGCCCATGCCGGACACCGCTAGACAAGCATTAGCCAACGAATCAACCACGTTGGCGTTCTTCTCAGCCATCACCCATTCAATATCTTCTTCGGTGAAAACCGGTTCGCCGTTATCGGGATCGAAACAGCAGGCTTGTATAACAGCGCCCCACATCAACTCAACGCGGTTGGCGTCCATCTGTACGCCGCCATCGGCAGTGAAGTCCACGTTCGAAGCGAACGCGGCTCGTTGCCTTGCCGACATAGAACGCAGTTCCACTGTTACATCCCATTCAGGGATGTCATATAGCTCTGCGCTCACATCGTGGGCGGCTCTTATCTGATCTGCAAGTCTGGACACTTAGGTCACTCCTTGTTTGTTGGGATCTAGTAGGTTCCGCGTGTTACCGCACCGGTGACCTGAAGGTCAGCCGAGTAAGTCACTACGTCACCGACAGGCGATGAGATCGAATAGTTCGTCATGATCGCTTCGCCTGTGTATTTCACGTTGCCGCCGGTTGATCCAGCAGGCCCGTAAATGAAAGAACGTGAGGCTGGCTCTGTGCCGCCTTTCATGTAACCATCAACAGTTGAGTCCCAGAGGCCACTGATCGAGATTGTGGCGCTTTCCAGACCAACGATGAATGAACGGCTGCTCGAACCGAAAGCGGTCGTGTCAGCGGTTTCTGTGACTTCTGGGAAGTCAACAGAGTTCAAGGTGTCAGAGATGTTGCGGCTTGATCCTGATGTGTCATCAAGAGCAAAGTCAACACTTTTACCGTGTACGAATGTAGGCATTTATGGTCCTCCTCAGAACCTAGCGAACGACAACATGAATGTGATCGCTCCGGATGAGCCAGCGGTTGAGGCCGTGGCACGGATGTATCGGTTGACGGTGCCAGACACCGCCTTTAACTCACTGGTTTTGGTTGAAGCCGCAACCGTTGAGAACGTGATCAGGTCAGCGAAGGTGGCGTTATCTGCCGAATGCTGAACCTTGATTGTTGTTACGCCACCACCAACTGTGTTCGTGGGGACGTGAAGAATGGCGAAGCCGCCGTTAGCGCTAGAAGCGCTGTTGTCAACTGACGACAAGTTGCCAAGCGCGCCGAACGCTATCGAAGCGCCGGTGGTTAGCTGCACGCCGCTTTGACCTGAATAAGTCAAGTTCGTTGTTCCATCAGTGGTCGCTTGGAAATCTGCGCTAACAGAAACAACGTCAGCGACAGGAGACGAAATGTTGTATGTGAGTTCGTCTGACTGCATCAGAATTGCTTTGTTGCCGATTGTGCCAGCTTGGATCGCCACCGTTGACAGTGGACTTGTTGCGTTAGCCAACAGAGCGTTGAGTTCCGCATCCGATCCGTTTGTGTCCGCCGACCAAAGACCGGTAAGACCCATCGTCGCAGTCTGCAACCCCGGCAAGAACGATCTTGATGACGCACCGAACGCTGTGATGTCGGCTGTCTCAACTGAGAACGTGCTGTCCGCAGCGTTGAAGTAATCGCTTAGATCGAACTCGTCAATATAGGTTTTGGTTCCTTTACCGTGAATGAACGTGGGCATTATTCGTCCTCATCTCTCGCAGCGGTAACTTTTCCGACTGCTTCAAGGATTCCGATGTCAACCATCCAGTCAGCTTTCTTTGCTGGCATATCCACGGTCGCTCCGGCTTCGTAGCGTTGGCCGGAGTATTCGATTCCTGATTCGCCGTCATCGCCGCCGGTCACTTTATATTTGGGCATCGCGCCTCCTGTATGGGCATGGCGCGGCCAAAGGACCGGCCACGTAGGGCACTGGACACAAGGGTCACTGCTGGCGAGTGTAGCCGCAACAGGGTTCTAGCTCTGTGTAACCCTTGCAAAAGAATTTTGAGAAATCCCCCGTTTTGTGTTGCAAGGGGTATCCATAGCTGTATAATTACATACATGACAGCGACCACCAAATCCCAACAAAAACTAGCCAAGATCATTGAAATCGCAGAAAACCACGACCTGTTCTGCACAGACATTGAGAACTACGACCGCATCAACCCAATCACCGGCGAATCATTCGGCAGCGTAGAACGAGTTGAGATTTGGGTAGACGACGAATACAAGAGCCACCACATGGTCGCTCAACTGGTTGACGGCAAAATCGAATTGACCATGCACTGGGACATCATGATGCCTCGTTCACAAGCACACATCGGACGAAGCGAAATTTCATTGAAAGGCATCGCTGACAAGCTGGCCGAAATTATCCAAACAGACGAAGATCACAAAATGTTCAAAATCGGAAGGTGGGCAGTCTGATGGCTTCGGAAGCCATGCAAGCAGTTGCCAACTTCGCTAAAAGAAACCGATACTACCTGCGAGTAAAGATCAACGGTGGGGCAACCATTCTCCTTGACGTGACAGAAACAGGCGAGTCGCTCATGGGTGATGAAGTCAGCAAACGTGACGGCGATATTGGCATCGGAATCTACGGAGTCATCCGCAACGGCGCAGAACAAAAGCACATGATCGACTGGAACATGATCAGTTGGGTCAAGGTCTTGGACTTTGACTGGTACGAAGGCAAGCTAAACGAGGTGGCAGTCTGAGCAACAACTAAGCAGATTCGTTGATCATCTTGCAACGCGGACACTGAATCCGCCACGGAGCAGTCACCATCAACGCCAACTTCTTCACACAGTTCGCGCAACGAACTTCGATCCGAGTTTCGCGTTGATGCTCAGGCGTGCGCCTGACCTCACCATACGCGTCTGCTACGTCAGAACTCTTAGGGTCTGGTAGTTGCATGAGAACACCGCCCGTTCTTCCATGTCCCGTTCAAGATAGAACGGCGACTGCATTCCATTGGCACGCAGATACCGCACACCAGACAACGACTCATTGTCGATCTTCTGAATCTGCTTGAAAATATCTTCAGCCAAAGCCGACGCATCCGAATACGACACTGCACGCACCAACACCTGCGCCCGTGGCCGAGTGTAAGCAGGCAACGTCGAACCACCCATCGCGTCAACAGCGCTCTGACCTGCGGTCTCAATCACAGCCACACAAATGTCAGGCGTGTCAGGCAACCGACCTAGAAACAAGTTCGTGCCAAGCACCAACGTTTGAGCCGTGACCGTGCTTACAAGATACGTTCCGATCTCAGGAAGAAACGCCACGCGAAGCCTCCTTCAATATCGTCATGCCTGAAGCGATCAAACGGTTTCGGAAGCCGTTCGGCCAATCTTCTGTTTCACGATCAAACGGATACTCTAAATACTTCGGACCACCGAATGTTCTGTCGCCCGGTTCCGTTGGTCCTGAACCCTGAGCACCACCGACTTTGCGTCGTCCCGGCGGTTTCGGTGGATGATACAGATTCACGTTCTCATGTTGCACCAACGCATACGGAGCACTTGGGCCACCATAGGAAATCGTTGCTTCCAAACGCCGACCAGACACCTTCGGAAAGTCAATGTCTTGACTCGCTCGCAAAATCCCTTCGTCAACTGGGATCATCGTGTCAGCCTCACCAGCAATATCAACAACTGCGGTCGTGAACGCCATCAACATGGCGCGCTCTGCGTCAACAGCGTACGAATTCAGTTTCGCTTCGATGTCTTTGATGCCGGTGATGTTGTGCTCAATCGTCACGTCAACCTCGCTTCGATTTTGCGCCCACGTAAACAACCTGAGCGACTTGACCGAGTGGATCACGTTTCGTGTTCACACGAACAATGGGACGCGTATCAGAGATCGGAGCAGGCAAAGTGATCTGCCCCGTCACATCAACAGCGATTGTCGCATTCGGTATGTACGCAATGTAATCAACGTCAATCAGGTTCTCGTCTGCGTTGCGTCGTGCTTCCTCTACGCGAATGATGTAAGCATCATAGGTAGTGGCTCCGCCTGAATAGGTGCGTTCGCCGTAGCTGTTCACGGTGGACGCCGTACGAATCTGCACGGTGTCAGGCGTCATGTTGACTTTCAGATCAGTCATGAACTGCTGAGACTGCAACGCCATCAGTTAGCTCCGGCCCCATAATCAGCGACAACATCATTTGCTCCGCCACGGCTGTTTGTCCATTGACCCCGAGAGAAGTACGGCTGAACAATGTCGCTGTTGTCCTCATCGATTTCTTTATCAGACACACTGATGCCGCCAGCGTACGGAGTTGGCGTGTTGCCTTCCCTGAGCGCTTGCTGCTTTAGTAATGCTGCTTGTTCCCGAGCGTTCG